GCTCGGTGCCAGGCCACATCAGCTGGATGCAAGCCGCCACGCAGCGTTGACTGCGGGCGTTTGTAGTCAAATACGTGTACGCGGGTAGGTAAGTGTCGGCCGACGTACCGATGGCGGTAAGACTCGCCAGATCGGTGGTGCCGGTGGCATATGCCAACCCGGCATCACCGGTCGTGCCCTTGACGAGCGCACCAGGCGCCCACCGCAGGAACCCGGCAGTGGCCGTAGCACCATTGCCGATAATGTAATCGGACTCCACGCGCACCAAGAAGCCACCGTTGCCGGGGCCTACCGGGTGCACGAGGGGCTGGGTGCACGGATCCGCTAGAAGAGCGGCATACTGGGAGGCTTGGAGCCCCCCAGGGATCCCTCGCGGGACCCTAAGGATTCGCCCGCGTGGTGCAGCAGCCTGACGGCCGCGCGCTTGGGCGGCTCCCGTTCGCCGCTTCATGCTGTCAGAGGAAATTAAGAGGATGGAAGGTGCTCGTGAGAGATTGGCCGTCTCTCCGGCTCAGGTCTAGAACGAGGCCATCAAAGTGTCTTTCTATGACCTCCTGGTCGTCGGGTGCCACCCCAAACGCCAGCCAGAAGCTGTGCCGCCCAGCAGGGGTTACGTGGTAGCCCATCTTCCGCACACCACGCGCCATGCGGGCAAAGCCGGAGTCCTCAAACCGAGGCGCACCGGCATAACTGCCCGCCAACCCGTGGCGCGCTAGCATGCGGTAGAAAGACTCCATCACAGGGACGCCCTCGCACAGCGCCAGTCCGCAATCAGAGACGGCCTTGAGCCAGCGACGGTACTCCTCAGTACTAGTCCGCGCTGAAGCCTCCTTCATGATCACGTCCTTGGCCAGTGCCTTCTTGGGGCTCCTGCACATGGTCCACGTGTTGGGCGCGACAAGAACGGGCTGGGTCTGGCAGAACTCAATCTGCTCAAACTCATGCACGGGCTGCTCCATTTTGATCTGGAACCCGTACTTGAGTGCCCACGCCCCGAACGTGTCGACGATCTTGGAATACTTGCGGTCGTAAATGAGCTGGCAATCGTCCCCATTGTTGGCCAGCTCAAGTGGGATATTGTGCTCAACTGCGAAGCGGTGAACGATGGCACACGACAGCAGGCAGTTGCCCATTGCCGTGTTCATGTCACCGCTCATGCGGCCACCCCGCACCTGATAGGAGAACGCTCCGTCTGCGCAGCGAACAAACCCCTTGTTCAGGAGCTGTAAGCGCAGCAAGGCAGCGAGCGTCTTCCGCAGGTGAGGAG